CCTTTACGGAAAGCCATGCTACTTCACCATTATGTTCAATAAGGCTATCAAGATTGTCCCCCACATAAGTAAGGAAACAGCTAATAGGCAACCCACTAATCTTTCCATTCGGTTCTGGGGCATTGCTGAGCACAGGGCTCGCAAACATGAACCAACCTTTGCTAGCATAGTCATATATCCTTTGTGCAAAATCAAGATCACCGCCACAATAGGCCACACTAGCACGAGCAAAAGCCTCTTGGGGCGATTGTTCGTGGTCGAGCATATAGTAATCACGCATGAGCGTATCTGCTTGTTCACTGAGTCTAGAATCTCTTTCATAATCAATGGTTATCCCTAAGTAGTTTGTCATTCTTTACCTCAAATTTATTTGATTTTTTGCTATTTTCAGTTTTTGTCAAGACCTGTAAATTGTTCTCTACGTGTAATCCACACACTTTTTCATTCACCAAGGGAATAATGTGGTCAACTACAAATTCGGGGTTAACCCCTAAATGTTTGAACAGATCGTTAGCCTCAGAGACGTTGGTATACATATCTATTATATACTGCGGATTAAGAGATAGTGCTTTTGATTTGTTCTTTAGGACTCTGCGAACAGCGTCTCTAGCTCTATATGCCCCCTTAGTTTTACGATAATACTTTTTCATGTTTTCTTTTTTACAAGCTATACATGATTTTCTAGTGCATCCTTTCTCTTTGTAAAAATGATCCAGTGGTTTTTCTACGTTACACGTCTTACAGACTTGAGTTTGGCTCATATATTTTTTTCGTCAAGCGGAACCTACTATTCTACCACAATTCTATCAGTTTGTCTAGATAGTGTTTGGCCTTTTGCAAGTCTAACTTACCACCTTTCTCTTGAAACCTCGCCATATATTTGATAACATTACCTAAAATAAATCCTTTAAACTGCTCCTCAGACATCCAACATTCCATTGCGTCCCAAGGCTGTATCTTCTTGGCAGTGTAATGATCACCACCAAGTTGATACTCACGAGCCATTTCGTTCAAATCACTCATCGTTTTTACCCGGATAGTGAATACCTAGGTCTTCCTCAAGGTCAAACACATAACCAAACTCACCCTCTAGGCATTTCACAATGTCACCTAAGATCTCTGTCCATGTTACATCGTAGCCATACTTGTTGTCTAACGTGACAGTCTTACCACAGTTACGATATTCAAACACCATGTACGCTTTGTCATCTTCATCTTCAAAGACACTATCAAATCTACGGCTCATCTACTTCATCCTCTAAATCTTCTGCTAAATAATCTAACTTCTCTTCTACTTTATCTTGAAAGCGGTCGACAAGTTCCTCTGCATTAATCTCTAGTACCTCAAGGATACTAATTTCATCCTGTTGTTTCAAGCGATCACATACGTCGATAAATGTTAGCATACTTCCGCTTCCTTAAGAAGTTCAGTAATGGTTTCGACAGTGTAGTACCGAAAGCCATTCTTGTCAGCCCATTCAGCCATTGTGAACTTAGTCCCATCATTACGTCTCCTTGCTCTTGGCATTGGGGTGTCTGGGTGATAAAACACAAACACCAGTTCTTCAAATATTAAACTCTTTCGTATGTCTACATACTTTCGTGCTTCTTCAGAGTCCCTAAAGCGACCTTTGGCTTCTATCAGGAAGTCTCCTATTGCAAAGTCAGGCTCGTACATCTTAGTCTGTGTGTATGAAACACCTGAAGTGTGATACTCACATCCTTTAAGAACACCTGTGTGCAACTCATACTCAAACCAACTATCGTAGCCCTTAGGCGGCTTGCCCTTGCGTTTCTTTGTACTCACGCATAACCTCCTGTATTACAGGGACGTATGTTTTAAACCATTCATTCTTCCGATCATGGCAACTCTTATGTTTCTCAAGCATATTATGAATTGCTTTTTCTGCCTGATCCTTGTCAGAAAATGACTCAACATGACACAGAACAAAATCACGATGTGGAGAAGATGTCTGATAATCTCTAAGCCTGTTTTCCGCATTGACAGCTTTGCCTACTTTATACCAGTCAGGCCAAGCGGAATTACGAACAACATACAGATCACCTTCAATCACCTCATCATACATATCTTCTACTTGGCGTTTGATCTCTTTAGCTAATTCATCGGTGTACTTAAGCCCCATTGCCTTATACACACCTTCATGCCCTTCCAATTTGTAGATTTGGTGGAAAGGATGATTAGGATTACCGACACGATAACGCTTTCCCTGAATCGTCATTCGTGTCTTATTCTCTAAGAAGCGTGAATATTTCATGAGACCTCCTTTAGTTGTAGCTCAGGAACCTTAGGTTCATTCTTAACCTCTGTTAAAAACCTTACACCAGTAGAATAAATAAATCCTCTTAAGGTGGGGTAACAGTGGAGCTTGTAACCGCAATACGAGCAACCCGTAGCGAGCTTTTTGTTTCCAGATTTCCCATCGTCCACGGGCTCGTGACAGAAGGACGGAGGTTCTGGGAGCTCCACCACCTTTTTTACATGGCGTACTCGCTCAGCAATATCATAACTAATGACAGAGTGTACCGGAGCCTGTGTGTCTTCCTCATCATACTCAAGGTAACACAGGTGACCGTTCTGCTTGTCAATAGCAATCCACCCGTACTTAGTGTCACCCTCAGAGTGAGCGTAGGCTTTCAATTGAGCCACATAGCCAAAGGGGTCGTCAAAGGCAAGCGTAGCGTCCTTGAACTTCTTGAAGCCGTAGGTTGAAGTTGACTTCACGTCAACCAGTCGACCATCAATACGGGCATCCATAGAGCCCTTAACACCCTCAACCTCACAGAGCTTCTGTTCGTCTGCTACGGTATGTCCTGCCATACGAGTCAAGAACAGAATCAGTTCTTCAATCATATGCCCATACATGAACTTGATGTAGTTGTTAGGCTTCATCTTCTCTTGCGAGTACTTATTCGCAGAGTACCAGAGTTGACGATCATCTTTACCAATGGCAGACAAGCGGAGCTTGCGACCATCACGCATGGATGGCTTGAACTCTTTCTTCATGAGGTCTTTCATGGCCTCACCAAAGCGTTCAATCTCCGCATCAACGTCTACGTCCTTAGGAGTATTACGGTTCTCCATCAAGGCGTAGATATCGTCTACCAGTGTGTAAATTGACTTATCCATTAATCTTCATCCTGCATACATTCATTAATTAAATCATGACCTAGAAGACTAGCCGCTACGTTACAACGCTTAGATTGCCAGTTGTACCGTTGGTCAAGCCGACGAACAAACTCCATGAGTTGCTGTACGTCATCAGTTCCAATGGTGAGCTCTGACAAACGCTCTTCAAAGTCTTCTACTGTATAAATATTCTGAGTCATATCGTTCTCCTTACTATACTAATAGTATAACACACGATGTGATAGTTATCAATTGTTCAAAATCTTTATGTAACGATGTTTATTACAAGTCGGTTGATCTGTCCTTCTCTTGCCGTTACCAGTTTTATATCCTTCTCTATCATTCCAATTTCTATTCCCTTTAGTAACTCCATCAAAAGACCAATTAGACGCTAAGAGACTGGAACCATACTCTGAGTCTAAAATATATGTTTGAATCTTTTTATATCCTAACTCCTTACCCACTCTAGCCGCAGCTGAATAGAGGCAGGAACACACATTTTTTGTCCCATCTGTGCATAAGCGTGTTACTTCTAAAACTTCTTTAGCATTAACGGCTCGTGCAACAGGGCGGCCAATACAGGCAACACCCACTAATTGATCTTCTTTAATGACACCAATGCTAAACCTATGCCCTTGCACAGGCTTATGATGTCTGTGATGTTCAGCAATAAACTGATTTGCCTCTTTAAGTTCAACAGGAACAATTTTCAATTTACTCATTAGTGTGTCTCCGCCCAGTTATTTCCAACTTTAAATTCACCGTCCAGTGGACACTTGAGATCAAGTTGTACACCAGCGGCTTTGATGGACTCAACCATCAACCAGCCAACTTTGTCAGCTTGAGACTCAGGAGCCTCTATCTGGTATTCATCGTGGATTGACCCCAAGAGCTTGTACGTCAGATTCCACTTAGGAGCATACTCTGTGAAGATAGCTAGAGCTTTCTTCATGACGACTGCCCCGGCAGACTGAAGTAATGTATTCAGGGCAGAATGTTCACTTCTGATGTGAAGGCATCGTCCATCCAGTCCTCTGAGGTAGCCTCGCTGTGCGGCAATTGATACTCTTTCTCTAAGCTCTGCAAGTGCGGGAGTATTTTCGAGAAAGCGTTGTCTAAGTTTCGCTCCAGTTCTCTGACTTCCATCCACAATAGAACCGATCTTGGCATCTCCTGCTCCGTAGAGGAAAGCGTATATAAATGTCTTTGCCTGAGCTCGTGTAGACAAGCCTGCATTGACTTGGTTTGTTGTATGAATATCTCCGTTGAGGATTTCATTCGTATACTCCTTGTCGTTCATGAATGAGGCAAGCATCCTGAGCTCTAGCCCAGACGCATCCACACCTACGAGCTTATGACCTTCTGGTACAATCCAACAGGCACGACACTCGTAACCGTATGGAGCCCCTACAGCAGGAACCTGAGCCATATTCGGCTTACTATGCGTCATACGTCCTGTGACTGCTCCGATGGCGTTGACCTGTCCATGCACTCGACCGTCATCCTCGACTGCGTCAAGCCACGATTGGACTTGTGCGATCCGTTTACCAACCATGAGATACTCCGCAATAAGTTGAGCCTCAGGTATATCAGTAACAGTCTCCAATGTCTTCTCGTCGACAATAGCCTGACCAGTCTCCGTAAAGTTATCTGGCTTCCAACCAAACAGCCTAAGATACCTCCCGATCTGCTGACGTGATCCTAGGTTGAACTCAGGCCAGTCAATGCGAGAGAAGGGGCCGCCTACTTGCGTCCAGTTGTCACCCAAGAATTTGAGTCCCACTGAAGAAAGCGAACCATCTTTCTTATACTTAGGTACGATCTCTTTAATGAAAGTAGGTAGCGGACGAAATTTTTCATGTACGGCTTCTTCAAGATCATATTGTTTCTCCTTTAGTTCTGCAACAAGGTCTGTTGCCTTACGCTCATCTAAGAGCCACCCGTTTTGGATTTGATGTGTAATTGCACGTTGTACTGAGTGCTCAAGAGTAATGCTGTTATCTCCAAACTCACTAAGAAGCCCACTGAGTTTCTCGTGTAGTCGTTCAGTAACGCTAACGTCTTGCTTACAGTACTCCACCATTTCTGGCGTAAGCTCAGACCAATCATGATAGTCTCCTTTTGGAAAGTTCAGTCGTTGTCCCCAAGCATCCAGTGAGTGACCACCTTCAAGGTTAGGATTGTATAAACGTGACATCACAAGCGTATCTGTGATTTGTCCAGTTACTTGGACACCTAGGAGTCTCTCCACCACAGGGATGTCGTAGTTGATTAAGTTATGTCCAACGTGTTCTGTAACGTCAGCGAATAACTCTTCTACCATCTCCTTTGTTGGCATCTCAAGCGTATACATCTTGTCACCTTTGATAGCGCACAGGCACCAGATAACAGATGGCTTGAGGCCGTTGGTTTCAATGTCCCAGATACAACGCATCAAAACTCCTCTATGTTGTTCGCTTCATGTACGTCAGGTTTCTCACCTCTTTCTAGTCTACCAGTTAATGCATTGTAGTACAACCACCCTGCACTCCCGGTAATACCTGTACGACGACACTTAACGACCTGAACTTGTGTGCTGTTCCGTGCATACTCGTCCTCTGCCATCTTGTCACGACTTAACAGAATCGTATTGAATGCGATCTGGTTAATAGAGCCGGAGCCCTTCAAGTCGTACTCGTTGACGTTGTGAGGATTCGTGATGCTAGGCTTCTTCATGTGGCTGACCACAATGATTGAAACATCAGTCTCCTTAGCCAACTTGAGCAACCGATCCATGAACTCGTCAATGGTCTCATTGGAGTTACTGGTGACAGCCGCTTGAAGTGGGTCAAGTATCAACACATCACAACCATTACCCTTGACCATCGCACGTAGCTTCAGGAAAAGCTCGTCAGTGTCCACCGCACCGTTATGATCAAGCAACAGGATACGTCCGTCAGTGATGATCTCAGAACGTAAGTTGTCATAGTCGATGTTCTTACGATCCTCAAGCGACAAATTGTGTCCTGTGTGTACTGTCAAGAGACTCTCTACAGCTTCACCATTAGATGCCTCCAAGAAAGCACAGCCAATCGTCTTACTGGTGTTCTTCCAGAAGTGATAGGCGATCTCGTTGACCATAGTGGTCTTACCGACAGAAGTGAGTGCGCCGATGACGGTGATCTCTCCTGCGGCAACACCTCCGTTGAGCATTGAGTTCAGCATACCGAATGACTCAGGGAAGGGAATGACCTCCTCTGTGCCACGCTTGATAAAGTCACTCCAAGCGTCCTCAAGAGTAATCACACCGGTCATGCGGTAGGCTTTAGCTTCCCACCACTCAGCAGTAAACTGCCTGACCTTGTTATTCTTGAGATAGTCTGAAGCGTCCTTGTAGGCTCCTAGTGTGGCGATCTTAGCCTTGTTAGGGCTGAGTACCTGAGCACACTTCTCTGCGGCCTCACGACCGGCAGGATCATTGTCGAAACAAATGACGACATTCTCAAAGCCCTCAAGCCACTCTAGGTTCTGCTTGAAGTCCTTGACTGCACCTGCGGCACCTTTGGACACTGAGACCACAGAATAGCGTGACCCTAGCATCTCATAGGCCGCCAGTGCATCTAGCTCACCCTCGACGACAGTAACGTACCGACCACCTGACTTGAACAGTTGCTGACCGAACAGAACATTGTGACGCATGTCGCCACGAGTGCTGAACTCTTTGGTTGCTACTGTGCGAACCTTGGAGCCGATCAGTTTATTGTTCTGGTCATAGTAAGGGTAATACTGCTTTGTATCGTCTGACGTTACGCCGTAGCGTTTAGCGGTATCAAGTGATATCCGTCGATCAACGATAGCCATAGGCGTACCGTACATCTCAACAGGCTTTGTGTAGCTAACTACATTATCAACAGCCTCCACTCCGTCTACCTCCTTAAAGTGTGTTTGACAGTTAAAACAATACCCGTGACCATCAGAGTAAGTAGCGAGAGCATCAGAGCTCCCGCACTTATCACACCCTTGATGGCCTAGGAACTCAGAACTCTCCATCGTCCTCAAGAGTCATCTCTCCCTTCTCGACCACACGGATTGCCTGTAGGTATGGTGCGACACCATGTACAGGGTGAGGATTGCCAAGGTTGTACTTGATGCGTACCTTGTCACCATAGCGGACAGACGACTTACTAACGGGCTCGCCATCGTTATCAATGACGGGGAACTCGTCGAACTTAGTAGCGAACTTCCGCTGTGGGACGTTCTTATACTCACGAACCTTGATACCTTCTGCTTTCAGCTTCTCAGCATCAGCATCGTCAAGGGATAAGACAAGCGAGTACTTGCCGGTTGATTGGCCATTGTAGACCTCATGCTCTGCTAGGTTAGCGAAAGCAACAGTTCCGGTTACTACTGACATATTAAACCTCCTCAGGTTTTGGTTCATATATTGAGATTGATTCCATAGCGGTCTCAAGCTCTCTTAGTTGACGACTTGAGCTATTCGACAGCACCAAGTCGTATTGTGGCTCAGGGTCGTTGATTTGATCTCTAACCCTGTTCATCAATTCTAACAGTATAATTGCAGTCGACACATTATGCAACATGATAACGACACTCCTTGATAAATTCGTTGAGCTCTACCTTAGTAATCTTAAGTTTCTTCATATTGGTTTTCTTAATGTTAGATCTAAGATTCTTCCTAGGTTTGCTAAAGAACTTCATAAGTACTCCTTAGTATACTTAAGAGTATACCATTAATTTTCTTCTGTTTCAACTACTATCTGACCAACAACATCACCAATGGTCAGGTCTTGATCCCAAATGGCTGTCCTAATCTCACCAAAACAGTTACCGCATAGGTCATAAAACTCACCATTGTTGTCTTTTTTGGTCGACTCAAAGTCTGTCAATTCATCATTACATGCTCTACAACGCATTTCTATATCCTCACAAATCATCTACAGATCGTATCATTACGACCACTATTATTACAAGTACGACCCAAGTAATCATTGGTCGTCATTCTTGAAGTATGTTAGAACCCATGTTAGAGCTCCTCCTGCAATCATTGCTATGGCAATCGTACCAATCCCAAGTAGTGCAAAGTCTGCAAATGTTATCGTTTCCATGCTTTTATGGCCTCCTCTAGCCGACGATCATGTAGAGAGCCCGTAGGAGCTACAGAGAGCTCCTGTGCTC